TGATTGCTGGAGTTGTTGCAGTTCTGGCCTTTTCTCCAGTTGTTCAGATACCATTGAGCAAGCTAGCTCCAAAGTTTGCAGGTCACGGACCAATTCCATACATGTTCATGGTTGTACTTGTTGCGACCCTAGTTCTGACTATTAACAAGGTTGCTAATTAATCTCCAATATATGAATCACAGAATGGGACGTGATGACCAATTGGTTCATATATACCCATGTCAATCGCAATCTTCTTGAGCCGTTTCAGATTATCCCAAAATTTATCTGTGTGATCATATTCAGTAACTGTATTGTGAGCTAATTCGTGAAGTAATACATGCATTATATAATTTGGTGGACCCTTGGTGCACACGAAAATCTCATACCCTTTCCCTACATTATATCCAACCCCATCTGGTGACAACTCTGACATACCTGTGACTGTTCCCTTTTTCCATAGTTCAGGAAATTCACCCAAATCCATCAATTCGGCTCGCAACGCATCATATTTCGACATGAGATCAGACATGTAATCTGATCTTTTGATCGACAATATCATCGCTGCGAATGGAATTCCTAACACCAACGGATTCATCTTGCTATACGCGACGAAAAATAAACTTGGAATAGATGTCAGTTATGAGACCAGTATTTGCTGGTACCATTTTGGTCCAACTTTCAAGTTCGAACCAGTCATTGATTTCCTGAAACAAAATCTCCTTGTAACACAACGGTTCTGGGATTGCTCCATTTGAATAGTAAGGACCATCGGTCAACTTTACCAGTATCATATTCCCGGCTTGCTGATTGATGGTCGAATATGGCCCACGTTCGATACTGTTCCCGAGAGCATCTGACCATTTCTCAGGTAGGCTGGTAATTCTGGAAGCATCAGGGACAACACCAATGAGAACACCGCCAAGACGAAGCCGAAGAGCAATGTTCTGCAGGGTACTCTTCAGCAAAGCCAAAGACTTGAATGCATATTGTAGCGAAAAGTTGTAACATATGACATCATATTGCATATGTGGAGCAGCTGTCACGTCACCAACAATAAACTTGGTCCAAGAATCATAACCACATTCTGTCGAACGCTTACAAGCCTCTTTGATTGCTTCAGGGTCTGGATCGACACCAGTCAACTTGCAGCCTTTCCATTTGTGAAGGTCACCACCACGGCCACAACCAACATCGAGCACAAGAGCACCTCGGTGCACGTGAGCCTGAATGAGTTTGCGCTTGGCATCGTTATGGAGCTTGCGAACTTGTTCCATACTTAAAGGTACAGTGTTCATTCTCATTAATATGGCACTTGAACGTACATATGTGACACTACCTGGGCAGCAGTTTGCACTCATTTCGCTGGTTGGTCCCGAGCAGCCACAGAAGTGTGACAAGTTGGGTCTGAAGATTTACAGCTGTCACGGCACTCTTGATGAGGCCAAGTCGCACGCAAAGCGTCTTCAGAAGGATGATGCAACTTTCGACATTATGGTTGTCGAGACTTGCACGTGGGCTTTGATCCCTCCAGACAAGAGGAGCATCGAGGATACTCACTATGCCGAGGAGAAGCTGGATGAGATTTTCACAAAGTATCATGAGAATCGTCGCGCAGCCGCAGCAATGTTTGAGAAGCGTAAGCGTGATATGATGGCCAAACCAATCGAGGGTTCTGATACTCCGTACATTGACCCATCAGATGAGTATTCAAAGTATTACACAAAGCCTGATGTTGCACCAATTCCTCACCCTGCAGAAATTCTAGCCTCTCTGAAGCTCGAGTTTCCTGACAAGGATGAGAAGGACCTGGCACGTCTTGCAGACCTCAAGGTGTTGGATATTATCGAAGAGCGTCGTCAGTCCTCCTCTTCAGACTCATCATCTATGAACGAGTCCAAGTCCGAGCCGTCATCTGAACCATCGTCAGATACACTCCCATCAATCTCTGAGGAAGTTCCATCCTCTTCAGTATCGTAATCAGCTTCATCAAAATCATCCTCAACTTTTTCAATAGGCTCGTACTTTACAGGTGGCTTTGATACTCGTCCAGAACGAGTAATCATTAAGAGGTATATAAACTAAATCTTTAAATAACATACTGAATAACCTCAAATTGTATGGATAATTGTTCAACTAATCTCTTAACAGAAACCTCCCTTGGTTCACCGTTAAGGGTACCGACTGAAAACGGTTGAAATGGTTGAAGATATGTTAACATTTCACTGATTGATTTTTTTATGACATATGGATCTTGAGCGTTCACAGCATTCAAAAGATTGTTATAGGGTGTAGTAAACTCGGGTGCAGATATCATTGAGCTGTTACTGATCAAGCCATTCAATGTATTATTGAAGGATGCAAACGTAGCAGACTTTAAACGTGGGGGTGCTTGAGGTTTAGGAGGTGCCGGAGGTTTAGGAGGTACTGGAGGTTTGACAGCTGTTGCATAATATGATGCAAATTTCATTTACTATAGCCTAAGATTATTTTCATGAAAGACAACCTGAAGATATATAGCTGAACTGATCTATTGTAAGCGCATCTGGTATAATATCTGAATACCCATAAGGTACAATATCCATCTCATTCGCCATTGATCCGGTAGGATCAATCAGTCTAATCATGTTTCCTGGTGTTGGTACTCCATTGCGCACTTCTAACCAATATGGATAATATGGAAAAGATGGGCCGTAAAAATGTAAGTTTGTATCGATGGATTTGACGCGTATACTCATAATAATATTATATTTACGCAGTTGTTCAAGTTGTGTTAAAAAGTTCCGGTTACTATTGTTGGTAACAAACCCAGTAGCTCGCACGAAATCTAGTGTAGTAGTTCCATCCTGCGTTATATTTAAAGTTGTTGGTGTACAAGTTGGAGTAGGTAGACTAGCACCTGAATCAAATAGATTTAACAATAGAAAAAAAAACAATAATATCAATGCTAGATTCTTCATATAATATTCATTGATTTTAAAATTGAAGGTGGAAGTTGATATTCAGAACCTTCGTATCCCTTACAGTCTGAATCCATACACATCTGACGAAGAGTTCCATTCTTGATCCAGAACCATATGTGATTCATTTGGTGTTCTCTCCCAATACGAGCACAAAACTTGGAGTTTGTCTGAGCTCCAAGGGTTTTACCATCTCTCGTCAGAAACAACTTCAGAACTGCTGCATCCCTTTGTCCTGGGATGTACCTGTTTATGAACTTTTCCAGGGATGAATGATTTGCGGAGACTATGTCGTTCGTCTCTGAACTTCCTGTTGTTCGAATTGTAAAGAGCCGAAGAGTCTCTCGGAAAGGTGTTGCTGATAGATGTTCTATAATTCCAGATACAGTGACAGACTTCCATGGCACATATGGATTGTAGAATTGTCCCTTTTGATATTTGTGAGACCAGACAAGTCTGAGACCTGAACCAGTATAAACTGATTCATCTATCGACTCTGAATACTCTGGAAACTTTAGGATAATTTGATTCATGAGCTTGAGAGCACCTTGTTTGTTCAGGATCAAGTCTGGCCAGTGAAAATGAATACCAGTCTTGACTTTAGAGTCTATTGTCCTGATGTCTGTCCTTGCAATGTAACACTTGTGTTTCGTGATCTGATTCATGCCAATGGCGAGCTCTATTATTTTCAGAGAGCACAACTCATGGTCTGATTTGTAATCCAAGTCTACAAAAAACTTGAAGAGCTCTGTTCTCTTCTCAACTATGCACCATCTATTCTTAGATAGAATCTCATGTAGATAATCAGCATCAAAAGCATCTTGATCATCTACGTGAAGTACACCACCATCCATCAGAAAATGAGATACTGGTGCTTCATTCTGTTTCCATTTATTCATAGTTGAATAGAATGTCTAATATTTAAGCGAGAATTCTTTTCGCTCCTCTTTCAACTTGGTATGAAACTCTGGGTTCTCAATGATGTGAGTTGTGATCATTGGCCAGACTGTACGTTTCTTCATACCGTCCAGAGTATCAAAGTCCAAAAAGTCATTCTCGTCATAGTGCTTTCTGAAACACATCTGTCTCAGTTCCATCTTGTTCTTTTCTTCATTGAATCTCTTCACTATATATGATTGTTGATCACGAGTTGTCTCATAGTCAATGATATAGACATGATATATTGCCATGAATGGCTCATCATATTCTTGTTGCATCGTCTGAAACTTGAAATAGGAGCATTTACCATGTTTCAAGTTCAAGAGACCCCGTGTTTCCTCCTCCAACTCTCTTAGGGCACATCTGAGTGGATTTATAATCTCCCTCTTTCTGCACCCTCCAGTCACAAAGGTCCATTCGGAATACCGACGGTCGTGAACAAGTAAAAAATACGGTTTGTCGTTTATGAAGCTCACGGGAATAGCTATTGCTTTATGCTTCTCCATCCCTATTCAGCCTTGATATTTTTTTAGGTTCATAAGTCAGCACGAATACAAATACCAAGATTCCCCATAGTACTGCAAAGTTCATTCTACTAATTGGCATACAAAAGAGCTGCCATTCCAGACTGAATTCTCAGAACATTGTAGTTTACGGCGTACACATATGAACCAGGGGCAAAGATTGTCGGAGACGTACCAGCCAGCTGTACCTGTGTGCTGGGGTCAGTCTGCAGTCTGAAGGTGTCTATGCGAGAAAAGTTGATTGTTCCAGTGGGCTGGAGCTTTGCAGTGTCCAGACAATATGGCAGAATAAAGAGGGGGCTGGGGGCTAGATAACCAGCTGCAGCACCAGGGTTGTGTAGACCATATGGTGTGTGGAAGTACTGAACAACCTCCTGGAAATGAGGCAAGCCTCTGAAGATGCCAATGTCGGTTCCGTTAATCTGAGATTTGAGTGTCTGAAGACCAGAGGTGTAGTCATTCACCTTGCCACAGATGAACTTGATGGGCTGATTGAATGCTAGGTCGGCCGTGTAATCGTTCGGGACGAGCTGTCTCTGAACCTGCCAGACGA